ATATTGCAGTTTATGACAAAACAGGTGACATCACTGGTAAGGATGTTGATGTTAAAGGACAGCGCACAGCTGCGGTGATCGAAACGTACTCGGGCGTGTCTAAGAACTCAGCTGCAAAGACAACTCAGGGTGGTAACAACTACTACCCAGATGTTATCTTCCGTGAGTCAAACTACATCTACTGGACAGACCATATTTCTGCTGGTACTAACTGGGGTACAGATGTTGCCACAGGTACGGACTACACAATAGTAAGTGGTGTTTCAGTTGATACGCTAACAGGTGGAACGGACGATTACTCCGTGACTGCTGGTGAAGTTGAAGTCGCATATGACAAGTTTGCTGACACAGAACTTCTTGATATCAACCTGATTATGGGTGGACCAAGTTCGGGTGTTGCAGATACAGAAGCTGGACAGGATACTTTTGTAACAATGATTACTGATCTTGTTGAACTGCGTAGGGATTGTGTTGGTTTCGTATCACCTTATCGTGCTGCAGTGGTTGGTGTTACCTCATCTATTACTGCGACAGAAAATGTCAAAGATGCGTTTAATAAGTGCCCATCATCTTCGTACATGGTATTCGATAGTGGATACAAGTACATGTATGACAAGTATAGTGATGTGTATCGATTTGTACCACTGAACGGTGATACTGCTGGCCTCTGCGCTTATACCGATGGCGTTGCAGACCCTTGGTTCTCACCAGCTGGTTATAATCGTGGTAATGTTCGAAGTGCAATTAAACTCGCTTACAACCCAATGAAGGCAGATCGTGACATTCTCTATAAGGCTCGAATTAACCCAGTTGTTGATTTCCCGGGCCAGGGTGTTACACTCTTTGGTGATAAGACTGCTCTTTCTAAACCAAGTGCATTTGACCGCATTAACGTGCGTCGTCTGTTCCTTGTTCTCGAAAAGGCAATTGCCACTGCTTCGAAGTACATGCTCTTTGAGTTCAATGATGAGTTTACACGGGCACAATTTCGTAACATGGTCGAACCCTTCTTGCGGGATGTTCAAGGTCGGCGAGGTATTTTCGACTTTAAGGTTGTCTGTGATTCAACTAATAACACTGGTGAGGTCATTGACCGTAACGAGTTTATTGGAGACATCTACATTAAACCAGCAAGATCAATCAACTTTATTACACTAAACTTCATCGCCGTTCGAACTGGTGTTGCGTTTAGTGAGGTAGGAGGTTAATCATGTCAAATATAGATGACTTTAAAGCTAATCTAAAAGGTGGTGGTACAAGAGGCAATCAGTTTCGAGTAACGATCACTCCACCAACTGGTATCTCAATCGGACTCGATGTTCGTAGAACATCTTTTCTATGTAAAGCATCAACATTCCCAGAAAGTACACTAGGTGAAATCGAAGTCAAGTTCCGTGGTCGGACTATGTTCTTGGCTGGTGATCGAACGGCCCCAGACGCATGGACAACCACATTTTATAATGATACAGACTTTATGATTAAAAATGCAATTGAGCGGTGGTCGAATGGTATTAATGATTTCGAATTTAATACTGGCGTTACTTCTCCCTCCGATTATCAGACTGATCTGGAAGTAGAACAGTTGGATCGTGATGATACAGTTCTAAAGAAATATATCTTAAAAAATGCATGGCCGACAACAATTGGTACAGGCCTTGCGTTGGATATGACAGCTGATGCGGCAATGATGGAATTTGAAGTATCTTGGAGATATCAGCGGTTTGAAGCTTCCGGCATTAACTTTGCGTTGGGTGGTGAAGACTAGGTGGTACTGTAGGAAAATTCTAACCTACTAAATAGACGGTAGGAGATATTATGGCACAACTATTCGGTTTTACGATACAGAAAGCATTAAAGGATCAGGGACCCCGTGAAAAAACTTTCACGGACCCCACTCCTGATGACGGCGCAATTGAGATTGCTGGCGGTGGTTTCTTTTCATCTATTTTAGATACAGATGGACGGGAAAAATCTGACCTTGATCTCATTCGTCGTTATAGGGATATTTCAATGCAGTCGGAGTGTGATGCTGCGATTGAAGATATTGTGAATGAAGGTATTATTTCAAACCTCAACGACATTCCAGTTAATATAGATTTACACAACCTACCTTATCCAGATAAAATTAAAAGAAGGATTAGAGCAGAATTCAGTGAAGTTCTGCGACTTCTAAATTTTGGTGAAAAGGGCCACGATATTTTTCGCCGTTGGTATATCGATGGACGTATTTACTATCACAAAATTATTGATTCTAAAGACCCAAAGAAGGGACTTCAACAGTTAAGACATATTGATCCTACTAAAATTCGTAAAGTCAAAGAGACGCAGAAAGACCCTGATCCAAAGAATCATGGTATTGAAATGGTAACAAAAGTAGATGAGTATTTCATCTATAATGATAAGGGATTTGCAACGGCGGCCGGTGGGGGAAATAACCAAGGAATTAGGATTGCTCTTGATTCGGTTGTGTATGTTCCATCAGGAGTGCTTGATCACAACTCCGGCCGGGTAATCTCTTATTTGCATAAGGCAATCAAACCAGTTAATCAGTTGCGTATGATTGAAGATGCGATTGTTATCTATCGTATTTCTCGCGCACCTGAGCGTAGGATTTTCTACATTGATGTTGGTAATTTACCGAAGGTCAAAGCAGAACAATATCTAAAAGATGTGATGAACCGTTATCGTAACAAGTTAGTTTACGATGCAACCACAGGGGAAATTCGAGATGATCGAAATCATATGTCGATGCTTGAAGATTTTTGGCTTCCTCGGCGTGAAGGTGGTAGAGGAACGGAGATTAGTACTCTCCCTGGCGGTTCTAATTTAGGAGAGATTGATGACATCATATACTTCCAACGAAAACTATATCGTTCCCTCAACGTGCCAATCAGTAGACTTGAATCAGAAAATGGATTCAGTCTCGGCCGGTCAACTGAGATCACCCGCGATGAACTTAAATTTACTAAATTTGTTCAGCGGATTCGGAAGAAATTCACTCCCCTTTTCACTGACCTTCTTAGAACTAATCTTCTGCTTAAGGGAATAATTTCTCCAGAAGATTGGCCGAGGATGCAGGAGCATATTCAGTATGACTTCATGGAAGATGGACACTTTGCTGAGCTTAAAGATGCAGAACTTCTTAATGATCGTATTCAGACACTTGATGGTATTCAATCTTATATTGGTACATTCTTTAGTAAGGAATATGTATTGAGGAAGGTTCTAAATCTTACCGATGCAGAAATTAAAGAAATGCGCGACCAGATGGCGAAAGAACTTAAAACTGATCCAATGGATGGTGGAATTGATCTACCAGTTGGTGGTGACGGTATCACAAGGTATCCACAGGATGCCAGTGGTGCTGCAATACCACCAGATGATGTAGCAAAATTATCAGGTGATGAACCAGCTGGAGACGATGAAGAAAAACCAGTTGAAGATGAATTTGACAAGAGTTTGACTGTGAAAGGGAAGAAAAAATGAGTAAAGAATTTGTAGATTCAATTGCAACAGGAGATAATCTTGGAGCAGAAACCGCATTCAATGTTGCGATGGCCGGAAAGGTTGGTGATACATTGGAAATTAAACGCAAAGAAGTATCAAAGACTTTTGTTAAGTCAAATTTTACGGATACGGAAGCGGATGTAAATGAAACGGATTGAGGAAATCTATGAGTCAACCGTTGTTGAACGGGATGAACACAAGAAATCGCAGCAATATAAGCGTCTTTCACCTAAAATGAAGGATGCTGTAGACGATTTGTTCAAAAAAATGGATTCTAAACCTTCAGATTTCCTAAATAGTTTCGAAAGAACAATTACTGATGTATCAAAGAAATATAAAGTCCCTGAGAAGGAACTTCTTGGATATTTCGAAAAAGAAATGTTATCAATTTAAGGAGTTAGATAATGGCCTTTACTACAAGAACACTCAGGGATACGGTTGTTAATGCTGCTGGCGCGGGAGGTACAGTTACGGTTAAGGTTGATATCGAAGACGATACTACAGCAAATAACGCTATTCTAGATGCGAGTGCTCTGAGTGGCCACGCGGATGGTGCAAAATTGGACATCTCTAGACTTTGGTGGGCATTGACTCAAGGTAGTGCCGATGATGATACTGGACATATTGAGCTTCAAGAAGTATCTTCTGGAACGGATATTGTTCAGATTAGACTTGCCGGAACTGGACATTATGATGGTTCTGCTGGCCTTATCAAAGGAACTGCGGCAAACACAACGGCAACTTCTGGTGACCATGAACTGACTTGTTTTGGCACATCTGGTTTTCTTATAGTTGAATTCAAAAAAGACGAAAACTATACAGCGTAAGGATAGGGTAATGAAACTATTTTCAGAAGCGGTAGAAGATGTAGAATATATCACTGAAGCAAAAGATGGTGGTGGTAAGAACTATAAGATTCGTGGCGTCTTCATGCAAGCAGATATCAAGAATCGTAATGGTCGTGTATATCCTATGGAGATTCTTCAGAAGGAAGTTACAAAGTACAACAAGAATTTTATCAGCGAGAAACGTGCATTTGGTGAACTCGGCCATCCTGACGGACCAACCGTCAATCTGGAACGTGTATCCCATATGATCACTTCTCTGACACCAGAGGGAAAGAATTTTATTGGAGAGGCGAAGATTATGTCTACGCCTATGGGTGAGATTGTGAAGAGTCTTATGGACGAAGGTGCAAAACTGGGCGTTTCCTCACGGGGAATGGGCAGTTTAGACGAAAAGGGCGGCGCAAGTTATGTGCGGGACGACTTCTATCTCGCGACAGCAGCAGACATTGTTGCTGATCCTTCCGCACCAAACGCTTTTGTTGAAGGGATTATGGAAGGTAAAGAGTGGGTTTGGAACAACGGAGCGTTGTTGGAATCGGAAATGGTTGAGATGCAGAAAGAATTTGACGTGAAGCAACGCCAAAGGGACGCAAATAAGGAAGCATTGGCATTTGCTAAGTTTCTTAAAAGACTTTAATTTATAAATAATCATTACAAAGGTAAGGAGACACCACATGTCAGAATTAGAACAAACAATCGAAGAGCTGGAAGCGGAAGTGCTTGCAGAACTCGAAGAAGCGAGTGATGCCCAGACTAAGGGTGCTGCTCCTGCCGAAGGCAAAAAGAAAATCGATGCAGTAACACCGGGCGGTAAGACTGACGAATTGAATAAGGGTGGGGTGCCGCTGGCCACTGTAGAGAAAGATGCTGTCAAGGCATCTAATGATCCCGAAGATGAAATCGGTAAGAAGGCCGCAGCAGCTGCAAAATCAGTTTCTGGTGATGCACAACAGAAGGGTGCTGGTAAAGCAGATACCCCTCAGAAACTCGCTGCTGGTCATGTACCAGAGGAGGGTGAAGTTGTTGCTGAAGCAAAGAAGCAGACTAAAGCACAAGCTCTAGAGCAAATCGGAAAGATGAAGAAGAGTGACATCGAAGAGATGATTGCTGCTCACGCTTCTAAACTTTCTGAAGCAGAAAATGCCCAGACAGAAGAAGAGTTAGAGAAACTTGAAGATGCAAAGGCTGAGATCGAAGAGAAGATCAAGTCTATCAGTGTCAAGGAAGACGTTGCCGCTCTCGTAGATGGTGAAGGTCTTTCTGAAGAGTTTAAAGAAAAAGCAGCGACAATCTTTGAAGCTGCTGTTAAATCGAAGACACGCGAAGAAATCACTCGTATTCACGAAACGATGTCTTCCGAGTTTGATGTAAAACTGGAAGAGTCAGTTGATACTCTTACAGAAAAAGTAGATACATATCTCAACTACGTTGTAGAGGAATGGACTAAAGAGAACGAGTTAGCAATTGAGCGCGGTTTGAAGGGTGAGATTGCAGAAGACTTTATCTCTGGACTGAAACAGTTGTTTGAAGATCATTATATTGACGTGCCGAATGAGAAATATGACGTTCTCGAAGCACAGTCTGAGAAGATTAACGAACTAGAAGAGAAAGTTAACTCCGTCATGGAGCAGAATGTTGCTCTTACACAGGTTAAGTCACAACTAGTTCGTGAACAGGTCATCGCCGAGGTTTCCGAGGAGTTGACCGACACAGAAATTGAGAAGTTCAAGTCTCTGACAGAAGATGTTGACTTTGTTTCGGAAGAGTCCTTTCGTGCAAAACTCGACACCTTAAAGGAAAGTTATTTCCCAAAGACGATTGTTGAACAGAGTTTTGATGATGAAGATGGTGGCACCGCACAGGACATTGATACGACTGGCGCTATGACAGCGTATATGTCGGCAATTAGTCGTAACAAAAAGCGTGCCCAATAATATTATAAACAGATGTAATTACAAAGGAGAAACAAATGTTTCAGACAGAACATCTACAAGAAAAGTGGAAGCCAGTCCTAGAACACCCCGATCTACCAAGGATTGAGGATTCTTATAAGCGGGCAGTTACCACTCTCATTCTAGAGAACCAAGAAAAAGCAATGAAAGAAGACCGTGGTTTTCTTTCGGAAACAGCGCCAGTCAATGCAATGTCTGGTGGACAGATGGATACATGGGACCCAATTTTGATCTCCCTAGTTCGTCGTGCAATGCCTAACCTGATCGCTTATGACGTTTGCGGTGTGCAGCCAATGACAGGACCAACTGGTCTAATCTTTGCCATGC